GGCTGGTGGTACTAACCGCAAGGCTACCATGAGTAGATTAGCTACGTATATGGGTACTAAGATCGGCGGGGGCATGGAGTTTATAGCTTCTAGTGGAGCTATTAGTAATGCCGCAAATGTTTCATTTACTCAGTTTGATTCTAGTAAATATGATCACTATGCATTTTACTTTCAACATGTAGTACCAGCTACTGATCATGTAATTTTGTACGGCTATACATCAGCAAATGGCGGTACTAGTTATGCCACAACTTCTGGCGATTATCATAGAGCAGGTACTACTGACGAGGCAGGGTTTTACCTTAGTTATATATCACAAAACGTAGGAAGTGATTCTGGTGAATACGGAGTAAGTGGTCTATCTCATTTATATGCACCCCATCAGTCGGCAGTTACAATGTTTAGTGGTATTGGAATGGTAACTCATGGTTCAACTGGTGGTATACATGGTCAAAATATACTAGCTGCTTTTATGGCAAGAACAACTGCAGAAGTTAATAATGCAATACGTTTTGCTTTTAGTAGTGGCAACATAGAGTCAGGCGAAATCACCATGTTCGGAATAGTTAATTCATAAGGAAACAAAATGGCAGGTTATATAGGTGGTAAGGTAGCAGTATCAGCACCACAACAAATAGAAACAAAGCACACAATTACGGCAACAGCCAGCCAAACCAGTATTCCTAATGTTGGTTATACTGTAGGTGCTGTGCATGTATATCAGAACGGTATACGCCTAGTAGATGGCACAGATTACACTGCCACTAATGGCTCTACTGTTACCTTAGAAACAGGTGCTACTGAAGGTGATCAAATTGTTATTGTGTCCCACGGTAGTTTTGAAACAAGTGATACAGTAAGTAAGGCATCTGGTGGTACGTTTAGTGGTAATGTAGCAGTTAGTGGTAGTGTTACTGCAACTGGTGTTGGTTCTTTTGGTTCTGGTACTACAGTTAATAGTGCAGCAGTTAAAGTAGCAGGTAAAGAAACCATATGGGTTCCTGCTGCTGCCATGCAGCCTACTACTTCTAATCCTTGTTCTGACTTAACTACAGTAGAGACTACATCTGGTAGACCTGATATGGTTGTATTAGACTTTGATGATGGTGCAGATGAACATGCACAATTTAGTGTAGCATTTCCTAAATCATGGAACTTAGGTACAGTTACCTTTAAGGCTTATTGGA